TTTGGCGGTGGCAATCATGTGCGCCCACTCTTCGGCACGCCCCATCTTTTCGAGCTTGATTTGTACCCCTCGGTAAAAAGGTAAAAATGCTTTATTGTCGATGAGAGATGCGGCATCACCCACCCTTTTGAGCATAGTTTGTTGGCGCTGTTCAGTAATACTAAAAGACATTGACCCTCCATTTCGTTTTTGTCTTTTTGGTCGTGTCTCTAATATATCACGCTCGATTTTTCTTTGCAAACCGCATGTGCATAAACCTGTGTAAAAGCCGTGCAAAACTCTGATTTTATGGGGCTGTATCTATATAGTATGTAAATCTGTTTCACTGAAACAATCTATATAGTATGTAAATATCGGCGCTGACCTCTGTAAATTAAAGACCGCGATATTTTCGCGGTCGTTGTTATATCTCGTAAAGTCGGTTGAAACCATCATCGAGCTTTTGCAAGATGATCGGTGCGTGGACTCGTATTTTTAATGCGATGTTTGCTTTTATGTCGTACTTACCGTCGCGGTAAATCTTTAATGTTTTCATGGTTATATAATAGCACACTGGCTCTATTTTGTCAATACTTTGCGTGGTGGAAACTTGGCTGATATAGCCTCTCGGCTCTGTCGTGCCTTTTCGCGCCAGTTAAACTCGATCTCGGCGTTTAAGTCATCCCATGACTGCGCCCTGCTGCGCTGGACCGACAATGCGTAATTAAGATCGTATGACTCGTCGGCAAACGTGGCGCAAATATCGCACACGGCTTTGTTTGGCGTTGCCTGACGCGTTTTACATGCCTCACATGACATAATACCCCATTTCGTTTTTGTGTGAGCCTAGACACGCTAATAATAGCACAAACTAAAAACCCCATCAGCGCCGATGAGGTTAATAGTCGAAATGGAGTTTCTGACCCATCTGGTTTTTACACCAATCGGGCTGTTTACACTATACCATTATACGCTGTGCGCTACTAGAGGTTTGGTTGTCTTTTTTAAATCTGACCGCCCCATAATACGCAAATGCCACCGCCTCGGTCGGGTCGCTCTGTATGTCATTGTTCATGCTGGCATACCCAAACATGCCGTCGCGCCCGATGTCACGGCGTTTTACTGTCTTGATCGATACGTTTAATGCTGGCTGGTCAAAATGGGTGAGTAGCTTTTGCTGTATTGCCGTGTGAAACGATGAGTATGCTGCGCCAGCCTCTTTGACGTTCGGGGTCAATATCCGCTTGCTGATTTTCGGGTCGGACCGTGTAAGCTCTTCGACGAGCAACTGTGTACCAGCCGCACCATCGATGATGATTTTGTTGCACTTGCGCCATCTCTCGATGAGCCACGATGCCAGCCACGCAATGCCAGCGTTCATTTGCCGTCGCTCGATGATTTCAACGTGTACGCGAGCATCTGGCATAATCACACCGACTGCCAATGATACTGCCGATCGATCGGGTGCAAACTTGACGGCGTACACGATGTTTGGGTTTTCTGGCAACGCAACCGCTGGTACCGCAAGTGGGTTCCACTCATCGTCAGTGATCGCTCGCATGTTTTCAATGCCAGCGTACCAGCCAAGGCGCATTTTATTAAAGCTGTCGGTTGCCATTGTTGCCGCCTCATTTCGGACCGCCGTAATCATCAAGAAATAACCGAGCGATGGGTTTGCGAGATACCATGCCTCTTCATCATGCACGTCGGTGATGCTCTCAACTGACCACTCTTGCCAGCAATAGTTTTCAGCCTTGCCATTAAGCACACTGTTGCGCGTACGAGTCCACACCGTACCGCTCGAGCCAGCCGTCGGCGGTGTGCCAGCGCGTATCGTTTGGTGGTTTTGGCTTTTACCTGATGCAAGGGTCGGCAATAGTGCCTCTTGATGCGCATCGGTTTCTTCTTGCGCCTCGTCAATGATCAGCGTATCGTTTGTGCTACCAAGACCGTTGGTGCGAGTACGAGTACGAAATACGCATCGCCCACGGTTGCGCAATTCCACATAGTCAAGCGATTTCGGCTCACCATTAAACTCATCGGTAAGCATATCGCGCAACTCTTCATCGGCATCATAGAAAAAGCGCATTACACGACGTTTGATTTCTTTTACGGTGTTATCAGATTGAGCGGTATAGACTAGCGCCTCACCCAAAAACACCATGCCACCGATAATGCGTACGATGATAAGCTCGGTTTTACCGTTTTGACGAGGCACCGACAAGCCACACTCGGGGTTGACCCATTTACCAAACTCATCGGTTGCCATCCATCGGTACAATACTGCCTTTTGCCACGGCAACAGTTTTATACCGTATGCCTCACACAACTGGATTGTTTTATCAGCCAGCTCAATATCGCCGTTATTGTAAATGTCGATGCGCGGTTTCTGATTGCCATATCGTCGTGCCATTATGCTAGTGCCTCCGTATCATCGATGGTTACTCTAGTTTTGAAACTTGTTTTGCGTGAGCCAGCCGCCTTACCCTTGGTTGCTTTTGATTTGCTCGCATCGTACTCACCAAGTAATTGACCGAGCTTGGTTTCTTTTTTCGGACCCTGCCTTTTTTCGTAATCAGCAATTTGCGTCATAATCTCGGTCATTTGCGACGCCAGCGCCGCCGTATCGCGGTTACCAGCGCCTTTGTCGAGTTTTGCGGCAACACTATCGCGTATGGCTTTAAGCACGCCGAGGCGGTCGTTTTCTTGCGCCAATTGGCTGATTGTCTTTTTCGGCTTATCATCATCACCAGATGAGGTCAAACCAGCCTTGTGGATTTTATCCATGCGGTATGGTGATGCGATGACGTCGTGCCACCACGCAAGCGCTGCATATCCCTCGGTTGGTAAAAAGTCCATACCAGTAGTGGCAAGCTGCTTGATGGTGTTTGGCGTGAGTGTCTTAAAGTAATTGAGCCATTGATCGTAACCCTCGAGTTTCGGTATCTTGATTTTGAGCTTGGTTTCGTTCCACTCTTGCGACAACTCTTTAAACTTGGCGGTCGACAACTTGAAATAATACGCCTCAAACATCTCTGGCGTGATGACTACCTTTTTTGGCGCCGCCTTTTTCTTTACCGTTTTTTTGGCTGGCGTTTTCTGAACAACTTTTTTGTTCGTTTTCTTTGGTACCGCTGTTGGCGCTGATTTCTTGGCGGTCATGATTATTGCGCCTTTACCGATCTGACATTAAACCCGAGCGGTGGCTTTGGCTCCACTCGGATGCCATCACCTACGCGCTGACAATACGCATCTTGGGCGTGTACCTCTTTTGCGACAACCGCGCCATCTTCGGACCGTGGCTGGATAATCCAATAAACGCTACCATCAAGGTACTCAACGCGACCATGAGCAATGCCGCGCACTTTTGCGACCATATCCTCGATCTCATCACCCAAACGTATATCAGCCATAATGCACCAACTTTATTTTTCGTCTGGGTCAAAGTGAAATCCGCAATTCGGACATTCCACATCTTTAGTTTTTGTTGCATCAAACTGCACCTCTTCTTTATCGGCTGGGTCACCGCCCATCGATGGCAATTTGATTGATTTAATACCCCACTCTTTGAGTTCGTTTGTATCCCATACGTTTGCAATAATATCGTAATCCCAATCACCAGAGTGGTCATTGTCGAGTGCTATGAAACGACGCTTTTGCGCCTCTGTAAGATTATGCACTTGCTTAACTTCGACATCTTCGTACCCCAAGTCTTTGAGCGCATACACGCGCTGGTGACCTGCCAAAATAATCATCTTTTCATCGACGATTATTTCGCGCAATTTCTTCATATCAGGAAACTCGAGCAGTGATGTTTTCAGCTCTTCATATTCCTTGCGCTTGATCTTGCGTGGGTTGATTTCGTTTTGTATCAAATCATCTAGTTTGACAATCTTAATCTCAACCGATACATCTTTCTTTGACATCGCCGTTTTTCCTTTCTTAACCGAGTGAGTTCTCGTGTGTGCGGTATGTGGCAATTATAACACCATAAGCGTGTTTACTCAATCAGTGGTATAATGGATGCACAAACCAATTAAAACAAACAGATAGCCCAACAAAAAAGCCCCATTGCGAGAGGGGCTTTTTGGGTATTGAACAATTTATTTGTTCGCGCCGACGTCTTGTGCTTTGACTGCGATACCTGTTGGTTTCCACAATCCATAGTATGTCGACACAGACACCACAAAGGCTGGTATGAACAGTATGAGCGCAAGCCCAAGGTCAAATGACGTACCACTTGCTATTGCATCACCGATGCCTGTAAGCACTGATGTGGCGAGCGTAAACGCTGCCAAGAGCCACGCTTTGACCGCGCCCGATGTCACGCGATCAGTCACGATACCGACCAGCAATGGCATCACCGTACTGAGTACGAGCTGAATGACAAGCGATGGGTCAAGTGAAAACGTAACCACTGGTGCTGTTGCTACTGCTAGTAATTCAAACACTTTATTGCTCCTCAATTTCTATTGGCTCACCAATCTTTACAGATAGGTTTTTCAATTTATTCTTTTTCGTTTCAGTGTCGGTCATTGCTTTGACAATCTTATTTTCTGCCGACTCTTCGTTTTTTGCATCGACGGTACCCTCACTGGTACCGCCGTCGTGTGTTGCTATATACGGAAATCGTTTCACTGGTTTAATATCCTAGTTTACGGTTTACTAATTGCTGCACTTCATTGGCGTTGTAACCAGCCTGTGCGAGCTTTTGCGCTCGTTGAGGGTTATTACCCCAACCGCCTTGACCAGCAATGATCTCGTTTGCTACTTGATCAGCTGATTTCTTTGCGGTGCCAACACCTACTTGACCGTTTACGATTGCTTGGACCGCATCGTAATTGTAGCCAGCTTGTGTCAGTCGGTTGCGTCGCTCGTCGCCGTTGCCCCATGCGCCAGCAATTACTTGTGATGCAACTTGCTCGTTTGAGAGCCGTGCTGGTGCCGCTGGTGCGGCTTTGCTATTCACAATGGCTTGTATAGCGTTATAGTCGTAACCTGCCGCTGTGAGCGCGTTTACGCGGTCTTGACCATTACCCCAAGCACCTGCCAATACTTCTTGTGCAACAATATCGTTTGATTTGCGAGGCGCTGCGCCACCGCCACCAAGTCGGCTATTAACGATTGACTGGATAACATCAAAGTTATAGCCAGCTGCCGCAAGTTTGTTTTTACGGTCATCGCCATTACCCCATTGACCTGCAAGCACTTCGCTCGCTACTTGCTCGTTTGATTTACCGCCAGCTGGTGGTGCTACGCTGCCGCCGATAGCCCAATCGTTTGTGTCGTCGTATGGTGGGGTGCTTTGACCATCGTTACCGCGACCGACTGAAAAGTGAGCGTGGCTCGAGTGTGGGTTGCTGCCGTTGTATGGCGCCCAAGCCCAACCAGTCCATGCACCTGCAATACGACGATTGCTGATGATGTACTTGAGGTCTGGGTGACGGTTGACACGCAAGCGATCTGCTAATGCGTGAACGTCAAAGCCAGTTTGTGGGCTGTTGGTAATATCCATTGCACAAACGACACCAGCGCCATTCGGGTTGTGGTCAGATGCACCAGATGCGTGCGCCGCGTCACCAATAGTGCCGTCGCTCGCTTTGCTACGATTTGGATATGCTGCGTTTACTTGATCGCGCAACTTTACCAAGCTGTTTGCTAATCGCCATGCCATGATTTATAACTCCTTTTCGATGAGTAAT